AGTATAGTATAAAGAAAAATTAGATGCTTCTAATGAAATGCCATCCAAGGTCTTCACAAATTTTTTTCCATATTTGATCTTGTTGTTGTAGTTTATCTCTGCTCTTAAGTAATGGAAAATTGACGAGATATTCATCTCTACCGAGGAGTTGAATGAATTTGTGTAGCACATAACTGTAACTAAGGAAGTTTTTTCTAGTTGATGGCATAAACTTTAAGAAGGCAGGTTGAATTAGTTTGAACATAGTTCTTAATTTTTCTTCTAAATCTGGTTCAAGATGAGGGATAGGTAATCCGTTAAGTTTATGTTTAATATGAGCAGCGTGTTCGTAGTATTTATTAAGTTTTAGTTTTTTCAGGATATCTTTAATTTTAGCGATTTTAAGATCGGCCATATTAGATATCCTTTGTTTTTTAATTTCTAATAAGATAGCATCATAAATTTCTTCAGGTATATCAGTAGTTTCTTTACCTTGTATTTGACTGAGCCCGTTCAGTCTCTCCAAAGTTTCCAGAGGAGCCGGACTATACCTTAAGCCTTCATAGGAGGTTGCTAATCTCCTCTGACCCACAACCATCTAGTCTCTGAACCTTCTCCATATCCTTGTCATTTAACGGGTTTAGGAGCTTGGCTGCGGATTACCCAATCCTTTTCTTTTTTACCATTGGGTACGGCAATTAACCGTGTTCCTTGTTTATGTTTCCGAAAACAAGTGGTAGAAAAGGCTCTAAGGGGTTTCCCGCAATTTGATTATGTTGCAGGTGTATATATACCTACTAGCAGGTTTCACTGTTTTTCCGATGTATCTGGCAGCCTGCTGTTATGAGCCAGTGCAATTATTTCGAATATTTTTCTTCTAATTCAGCCACATGTTTTTTGGCTAAGTTTAGTTTGTCTTCTAAAGAAAGTTTATTGGATGTAAAGGTCTTTGTTTCAACAATTTGTTTTTTGTTTTCATCATATCTAATGAAGTAATCAACTCGATACCCTGATATTTCACCTTTATAATACGTAGGACGGATATGAGTAGGCAAAGTTGTGTCCTTATCTTTTCGTGGAATAGGTATTGTTTTCCAATCTGATGGTGTTTCCTTCTTATTATTGTATAAGTTGACTAATTCAATGAATTTTTGGCAGTTATAAAGGTTATGTGTGTTTTGATATGTTGTAAAGTCTCTTCTGGGTATAACTTTATCGTCCCATGTGCGTAATCCAAAAACAAAGTAACCATTTACTATGTCATTTATCATGATTGGATAAACATGTTGAGGCAGTTGTTCAGGTATATTGATAATCTGTGAAACTTCTTCGACTGTTTTCAAGTTGTTCATATGTTCTTCAAGTTTCTTGTCAAATTTCTTTTGCAAATCATCGACATATTTTATAGCTTCTTGTAAGCATATATCAACATTTTTTGAATCCTGAAAGTTTTTCTCGATGATTTCTTTTTTGCTTATTCCGTTATTGAATCTTACTCTATAACCTACATGTTTATTGTCTCGTATGTATTTTGTTACGTACTTTGGGAGTCCCATATTTTCTTCTTTACGTTTTGTCTTTGTTTTTCTTGTGCTTATTGTGTTTTCTTTAATTTCCTTCACAATACTATCAATAGACGCATTTTTTCTCCCTTCACTTTTTTTGATATTTGAAAGTTGTGAATGAGTTGTTTTTTTACCACCAGAAGTCATATTATATCCATTTGGTTCCATTGTGTTGTAAAGACAGATGTAATGTTTTTCCATATCATCAAGTTCATTCAAGTCACAATCAATAAGTTTTTTAAGTTGAAATGATTCTTTTCCAAACTCATTGATGGCTTGATGAATTAGATTATTCCTATTTTTACATTTTTCGATGTTTGCAGTTTCATAACAGTGCCTTTTCCATCTTTTTTCATGTCCCCATGATTGCTTATTAGAAGTTATAAACTTTTTACATTGACCAATGTATGATTTATTTGTTTTAAGACATGTAGCCATGTATATTTCGCCTTTTGTAATATCCATTTGTTTGAATTATAAAGAAATTATAGCTTTAAGTATATTATTTTGGTATGCAAACTATTTGTCGTAAAATATTTTCGCCAACAAAAAAATACATAAGGGTAATATTCGATAAATAATCGCATTTTAATCCACTCATTAAAATGATTGATCCTTTTATATGCAAAGTAGGAAATCTCTCGTGGCGGGTCCTTGTAAGACGGTCTATCGTGGTCAACAATGATATATTCCACACATGAACATTCATTACAATAAATTATTCCATCATTGATAAGAATATTCATATTATTACAGTTGCAATTTTGACATTGATAGTTATGTTCGTATTCAACATTTCTAACGAAGTTATCATCTGTAAAAGACATATATCTTTCAAGGAGGGCGGCTTTATCTTCTTTGTTATTATCTTTAGGATCTTCTTGATGTTTTACAAGCCATTTTAGAATACTATTTTCATTAATTTTAGGTTTGATCATATCATCCCCTGCTCCTTTTTCAACAATATCGTAATATTTGAAAAGAATAGGAGCCGTATTTATGAGATATTCCACTTCATCATCGGTATTATCAAGTTCATCTATAGTTCTTTTGATAACATCTCTTTCATCACCTAAATCAATTAATTCATCTTGTTCTTCTTTACATATAATAGCATCTCTTTTTTTATCTTCTAGCTCTAGAATTCTTTCGTATATAGCATTAAATTTGTGTTTTAATCCTGATAATTTATCTGCTTTTAATTGAAATTCTGAGAGTTTATTGTTATGTTGTATATCCAATGTTCTTTTGTTTGGTTTTATGGAAGTATTTGAGTTCATTCGAATTCATATTGATATTAATAGATTGAAGCTTTAAGTGTGTTTATGCGTTTTTTGAAAAAAAACAATTACGAATTTTTTTTTCTAACTATATATTATAAAACAAAATGGGAGGAGGCTTAATGCAACTAGTAGCTTATGGCGCTTAGATATCTTGGGCGTCAACAGTAGACTGCTTATTATGGTTCCTTTCCAAACCATAATGGGGAAAACAGTGTAAGGAAGGGATAAATATGAGTGCCCACATATTTATATAGAATCTGCTAGTATTGGATTAATCCAATGCGAGATCTTCAAATTGTCGGGAACCTCCTTAGAGCCTCAACTACTACTTGAATATTGGTGACAGTATTCAATACCTAGGTTAATAGCCATAGGCACAGTAAAAACGTTGAGGATTGGACGATCCGCAGCCAAGCTTCTTTTCTTGACAGGCTTTAGGAAAGAAGAAGGTTCAACGAGTAGACGGAGATCGGGACTTTATGAAATGCTAGCCGCATTGAAAGTTCTTAAGGTGTACTCTGACCCCATTTGAAAAAGTGGGGGAAACATGCAAGATATCTACCTAACCGGTAATCCTCAAATTACCTTTTTCAAGGTTTAAAGTTTAGGAATGTGTCGTCCTAAATAATTGGCCTTAGTAACCTTTAAAAGAGGTTGCTAGTGTTGGTATATCCAATGCGACACCGTCAAATTGCGGGAACCCCCTAAAGGCGTATAAAGTGCTTAAAGACTAAATACAGTCATAGAGTCTTTTTAAGCATTGTGTACCAAGGATTAATAGAAATGTTAATCTGGCGGAGAAAAACAAACTCCGGTATGGTAATAAGCACACGCATGATGTTTATAACACAGAAATGGGCAATCCGCAGCCAAGCCCTAAGGGTCGTTATGGTAAGACCTACGGGTGCTGTTCAGAGACTAAATGTCGGTGGGCTTGAGAAGTTTAACCAACTTCTATGAAAGCTTAAGTTATAGTCCGGTCCTTAATGAAAGTTAAGGAGAAACCGCATTTACCGAAGACATACAAATTTTTCGATGGAATCAATCGAACAAACCTTAATTTGAGGGTTGAAAAGCGATAAGCCACACCCAAATCATGAATAAGTGTGAATAACCCTTTTAGTGGTTCATGTGTTACTACCACAATCGCTAGTGAATGCTTTGATGTAAAGCATTTGCAACACTGTCAAATTGCTGGAAACCCCTAAAGTCTTTGATACCAAGAATATGTTGAAAAATATATTTGGCCAAGAGAAAAAACTTGGGTATGGTGAAAATTCAAAGAATATTACAATGGGCAATCAGCAGCCAAGTCCTAAAGCTTTAAAAAAAGCACAACAGTTAAAATGAATGCTTAAATGAATGCTTAAATGAATGCTTAAATGAAGCTATGGAACAGGTTCAGAGACTAGACGGCAGTGGGTAATTGTTTTAAACAATTGCTTAAGGTATAGTCCACCCCCTTTGGGAAACCTTTGGGACAAGGTGTCAATGGCTCCGGTGACTTTGGCAAGAAAGTCACTTGCACCGTATCCCGTAATGGTGATTTAATCCACCGCGTGTACCTACGCGTTGAACTACCCTCCGTATCAGTTGCTGCTGGCAAGGCTTTCCGCTGGCTCAACTGGTTAGGCCACATTCTAGTAAAGAATGTTGAAATTGAAATCGGTGGCCAACGCATTGATAAACAATATGGAGATTGGTTACACATTTGGAACGAACTAACCCAATCCGCTGGCCACCAATTGGGCTATGCCAACATGGTTGGTAACATTCCCCAACTCACCACCCCAGTGTACAACCCAGCTGGTGCTTCCTCAGCTATCACTGTTGATGGTCAAATCCTCTACATTCCCCTTGAGTTCTGGTTCAACCGCAACCCAGGACTTGCTCTACCCCTAATTGCCTTACAATACCACGAAGTCAAGATCAATCTTGAACTCCGTGATGTTCGCGACTGCTACTGGGCAGCCAACTGGAATGCTGGTACTAGTGCATGGGATACTTCTCTTAGCGCTGTTACTCCAGGAGCTCTATCAAACTGCTCTCTATTCGTTGACTACATCTACCTAGATACTGATGAACGCCGACGATTTGCTCAAGTATCTCATGAGTACTTGATTGAACAACTCCAATTCACTGGTGATGAATCTACCAGCTCTGAATCCAACAAGGTCAAACTAAACTTCAACCATCCTTGCAAAGAATTAATTTGGGTTGTGCAACGTGATGATAACGTTAGTGAATCTGCCCCAATTGGAAAGCAATGGTTCAACTACACTGATGCTTATGATTACACCTATGTTTCTTCTGGTGCTCAAAACGCATCCGGTGCTTTCACTGCTTCATATAGCAACCTTGTTGCACCTTCCAGTGCCTCAACTGACCGTGATGCTGGTGCAATGCCCGGTATGGCCGCTGGTGGTGCCAACAACGTGTTCGTCCCCGTATCTTTCGAGAACGGCAAGAACCCTGTTGTCACTGCTAAGCTCCAACTCAATGGCCACGACCGCTTCTCTGAACGCGATGGTCGCTACTTCAACCTTGTTCAACCTTATCAACATCACGAAAATGTTCCAAGCCAAGGTATTAACATATACTCTTTTGGCCTAAAACCCGAAGAACATCAACCCTCTGGCACTTGCAATATGTCTCGTATTGATAATGCTACCCTACAACTCAAGCTCTCTCAAGGATCCATTAATACTGGATCTAAGACTTGCAAGGTTCGTGTCTATGCCGTCAACTACAACGTCCTACGTATCATGTCTGGAATGGGTGGATTGGCTTATAGCAATTAGGTTATGGGTTGTTTCTTAAATAATAAAAATTGAAAAGGGTGGTATAATAATTAATACTTAAAACTTATTTTTGTTTTGATTTATATACAATAAGTCATAATGAATGTCATTAATAAGAGAGTTATAAATGGTGTAAAAGGAAGTACTGATGCAAAGGTTAAATATGAAATTCTCTGTAATAATGGTAATACTATATTTGCCCTTCACTGGCAAGCTCTCAATGGAAATCCAATCTTATATGACAAAGAATACGATGCAGCTATAAGCAAATATAATTGGTCTCTGAGTGGTAATGGATACGCTTACAATCATATCGAACATATGCATAAGTATATTGTAAAACTATCTAATATTGAAATGACTAAAGAATTAACAATAGATCATATAAATGGATATAAACTTGATAATCGTAAACAAAACTTGAGGATGGCTACACAATCTCAACAGAACTCAAACAGAGCAACAAGACGTGATAAAATAGAACCATGTGAAGAACTTCAAAATTTAGGAGTAAAGGAGTTGCCGAGATATGTTCGCTGGGATCGAACGGAAAGCAAATTTATTATCGAAAAACACCCTATTCTTATCAAGGAAGTTGAAGAAAAAATACGTAAAAAAGCAATAATGAGTGGTACCAAATCAAAAGCATTGAGTGTGATTGAAAAGTATAAAGATATTCTTGCACGGCTGGAAAGTCTTGATGCAAGAAAAGGCGATAAAAACGAGTTTAACATTCTAAGGCAAGAGCTGATAAAAGAATACAATGATATCAAGCAAGCAATATGTAAGTATGAGGGAATTACTTGTGAAATTGAATCTGTCTATGCAAATAATGAAACAGAGATTAAACCTGAAAAAAGAACAGAAAATGGAAAGAAAAGAGTTTCAAAACTACCTGAAGGATGTGGAGTTCAACATAAAGATATTCCAAAGTATTGTTATTATCAACCGAAAACAGATAAACGTGGTGAATGTTTTGTAATCAATAATCATCCCAGTTTATCAAAGCAAGGAAAAACTCAATGGAGGACTACAAGCAAAGGATATCTGAACACCAAGCAAAAGTTTGATTTACTTATTGAAAAATACAATGAACTTCAAAATATTGAATGAGCAAGACCATGAAAAAACAAATATAAGCTCCATTGAATAAAATGAATGTAAGCATAAACTTCTCTTTGTTTTGACCACAATGCTATGTGGTGCTTTATGTTGCTCTCCCTTAAAGGAAAGCAAGTTTGTTGTGTAATCAACTCCTTCATTACCACAACATGTATATCTCGCTTATCTTCAAGGATAAGCGATTTTGTGACAATATAATCAGACCCTTCTTGAAACTTCCTTGTTAATAACCTTTTGGCATTGCCCTTTGTTGTAAATCCAAGCCATACATACACATCATCGAAATCAACAACAAATAGTGTGTCATCAACACCATACTTCAGGTAGTCTTGAAAATGCTTTACAAAAATTTGTTGATCTTCAGTAGTGAAATGTGTAAGAAGCAGTTGCTCTAAATTAAGCAAAGCTAAATAAGCAAGACCACGAAAAAATAAATAACTAAATCGGATAAAAACTAAACATCACCTCCACGTAGCCTGAGTACGAGATGGAGTGTAGATTCCTTCTGGATATTATAATCTGCAAGAGTTCTACCATCTTCTAATTGTTTTCCAGCAAAAATAAGACGTTGTTGATCAGGAGGGATACCTTCTTTATCTTGAATTTTTTGTTTTATATTATCTATAGTATCTGAAGATTCTACTTCAAGAGTTATAGTTTTTCCAGTTAATGTTTTCACAAATATTTGCATATCTTTATGAAAGATATAAAGATAAAGTTAAGTATATATTTTGTTTTAAATACAAACATAAAATACAAACATAAAAATTGAAAGGTTTTAAAATTAAAATTATCGTAATGTTCATATTTTGAAGTTTAAAAGAAATGCAAAACGCTATAAATAAGCTTGTAAAAGAACGTATTTTAATATTAAAAAAAAATTTAAATTGGGATAATTTAAGTGATAATCCTAACATAACATGGGAAATTGTAAAAGATAATTTAGATAAACCATGGGATTGGCAAAGTTTAAGCAATCATAAATTAATATCATATGATGTTATATATAATAATTTGGATAAGCCTTGGGATTGGTGTATTTTGAGCGTTAATACCAAAATAACATGGGATATTGTTAAAGATAATCTTGATAAACCATGGGATTGGCGTTATTTGAGTAAAAATCCCAATATAACATGGTATATAATAAAAGAAAATCTTGATAAACCATGGGATTGGTTTTGGTTAAGTGATAATCCTAATATAACATGGGATATTGTTAAGGATAATCTTGATAAACCATGGGATTGGTTTTGGCTAAGTAGTAATACTAATATTACATGGGCTATTGTTAAGGATAATCTTGATAAACCATGGAATTGGTATAGTTTAAGCAAAAATCCTAATATAACATGGGATATTGTTAAAGATAATCCAGATGAACAATGGGATTGGACTGGTTTAAGTAAAAATCCTAATATAACATGGGATATTATTGAAAATAATTTGAATAGACCCTGGAATTGGTATGTTTTAACTACATATAATCAAAATATAACTTTGGATATAATAAAAAAAAACTATGATAAGCCATGGGATTGGTATATTTTAAGTTATAATCCGAATATATCTTGGGATATTATTGAAGAAAACTTACATAAAAGATGGAATTGGTTTTATTTAAGTAAACATCCTAATATAACATGGGATATAGTAAAAGATAACTTAGATAAACCATGGAACTGGTATGCTTTGAGTATAAACCCTAATATAACATGGGATATTGTAAATCATAACTTAGATAAACCATGGGATTGGTATAATTTGAGTAGAAACCAAAATATCACATATGATAATGTAATTTGTAATCAAGATAAACCATGGAATTGGTATAGTTTGAGTTATAATCCTAGTATTATATTATCTATTGATGACTTAAGTAATATTATTAAACGAAATCATTCAGCATTAGTGATACAAAGAATATGGAAACATGTTATATCAAACCCAGAGTATATGATATGTAAACGAAGATTGTTACACGAATACAATACTATGGATACTTAATTATGAATATAAAAATTGATTTTACATACTTAACTCTATTTTTTATTATATTTCAAGATGCAGAAAGCTCTTAATCAACTTTTACAAGAGAGAATAAAGATATTATCTGACAAATTAGATTGGAAATGTTTGAGTTGGAATCCGAGTATAACATGGGATATAATAAAGAATAATCCTGATAAACCATGGAGTTGGTATGGCTTAAGTTCTCATCCTTGTATAACATTGAATATTGTCAAAGATAATCCAGATAAACCATGGAATTGGGATTATTTAAGTAAAAACCCTAACTTAAAATGGGATATTATTAAAAATAATCTCGATAAACCATGGGATTGGTATGCTTTGAGTCAAAACCCTAACATAACATGGGATATTGTAAAAGATAATCCTGATAAACCATGGGATTGGTACAGTTTAAGTTATAATCAATTTATATCATGGGATGTTGTCAAAGATAATCTTGATAAACAATGGGATTGGAATGGATTAAGTGCTAATCCAAATATAACTTGGGATATTGTAAAAGATAATCCTGATAAACCATGGAGTTGGTATTCTTTAAGCAGAAATCCTAGTATAATATGGAATATAATAAAAGATAATCCTGATAAACCATGGAGTTGGTATGCTTTAAGTCAAAATCCTAACATAACATGGGATATTGTAAAAAACAATAAGGACAAACCATGGGATTGGTACAGTTTAAGTTATAATCCAAATATAACATGGGATATTGTACAAGAAAATCTTGATAAGCATTGGAGTTGGTGTAGTTTAAGTATGAATCCTAATATAACATGGGACATTATAACTAATAATCCTGATAAGCCTTGGAGTTGGTGTAGTTTAAGTATGAATCCTAATATAACATGGAAAAATGTAAAGAGTAATCTCGATAAACCATGGGATTGGTATGCTTTAAGTCAAAATCGTAATATGAATTGGAATATAGTACAAAATAATCTCGATAAACCATGGGATTGGTATGCTTTAAGTCAAAATCCTAATATATTATTATCTACCAATGATATATTTGCTGTTGTTAAGCAATATCATTCTGCAAAGGTTATACAAAGAGTTTGGAAACATGTTATATCAAACCCAGAGTATATGATATGTAAACGAAGATTGTTACACGAATACAATAGTATGGATACTTAATTATAAAAATTGATTTTACATACTTAACTCTATTTTTTATTATATTTCAAGATGCAGAAAGCAGTTAATCAATTTTTACAAGAGAGAATAAAGATATTATCTGACAAATTAGATTGGAAATGTTTGAGTTGGAATCCGAGTATAACATGGGAAATAATAAAAGATAACTTAGATAAACCATGGACTTGGCGAGGTTTAAGTGCTAATCCTAATATAACATGGGATATAATAAAGAATAATCCTGATAAACCATGGAGTTGGTATAATTTAAGCTATAACCCAAATATAACATGGGATATTGTAAAACATAATTTAGATAAACAATGGGATTGGAGTGGGTTAAGTAAAAATCCTAACATAACACGGAATATTGTAAAAAATAATCCTGATAAACCATGGGATTGGAATGCGTTAAGTTGTAATCATAACATAACATGGGATATTGTTAAGGATAATCCTGATAAACCATGGAATTGGTATGCTATAAGTTATAATCCTAATATAACATGGGATATTGTAAAAAATAATTTAGATAAACCATGGAATTGGTCTTCGTTGAGTATACATCCAAATATAACATGGGATATAATAAAGAAAAATTTGGATAAATCATGGGATTGGTGTCGTTTAAGTGCTAATCATAATATAACATGGGATATTGTAAAATATAATCCTGATAAACCATGGAATTGGTATAGTTTAAGTTATAATCCTAATATAACATGGAATATTATCAAAGATAATCCAGATAAACCATGGAATTGGACTGGCTTAAGTGCTAATCCAAATATAAAATGGGATATTGTTAATGAAAATTTGGATAAACCATGGAGTTGGTATGGTTTGAGTTATAATCCAAATATAAAATGGGATATAATAAAAAATAATTTGGATAAACCATGGGATTGGAGGGGTTTAAGTTATAATCCAAATATAACATGTGATATAATAAAAGATAATCTCGATAAACCTTGGAATTGGAGTTGTTTGAGTACTAATATTAACATAACATGGAAGATTGTAAAGGATAATCTTGATAAACCATGGAATTGGTCTGTTTTAAGTAAGAATCTTAACATACTATTATTTATTGATGATTTGTGTAATTTTATTAAAGATTATCATTCAGCATTAGTAATACAAAGAATATGGAGACATGTTATATCAAACCCAGAATATATGATATGTAAACGAAGATTGTTATACGAATACAATAGTATGGATACTTAATTATGAATATAAAAATTGATTTTATATACTTAACTCTATTTTTTATAATTTTTCAAGATGCAAAAAGCTATTGATGAACATGTAAAAAATAGAATCAATTATCTTTCTGATAAATTAGATTGGAGTTGTTTAAGTGAAAATCCTAAGTTAACATGGGATATAGTAAAAGATAATCCTGATAAAAAATGGAATTGGTTGGGTTTAAGTATGAATCCTAATATAACATGGGATATTTTAAAAGATAATCTTGATAAATTATGGAGTTTGTATTATGTAGGTATGAATCGTAACATAACATATGATGTTGTGAAAGATAATCTTGATAAATCATGGGATTGGTTAAGTTTAAGTAATAATAAAAATATAACATGGGATATTATCAAAGATAATCTAGATAAACCATGGGATTGGGATTATTTAAGTATTAATCCTAATGTAAAATGGAATATAGTCCAAGATAATCCTAATAAACCTTGGAATTGGTGTGCTTTAAGTATGAATCCTAATATAACATGGGAAATAGTAAAATACAATCCTGATAAGCCTTGGAGTTGGCATTATTTAAGTAGAAATCCGAATATAACATGGGATATTTTCAAAGATAATCTAGACAAATCATTGGATTGGGATGGTTTAAGTATGAATCCTAATATAACATGGGAAATAGTAAAAGAAAATCCTGATAAGCCTTGGAATTGGTATTATTTAAGTAAGAATCCTAATATAACATGGGATATTGTCAATAAGTATCCTGATAAACCATGGAATTGGTATATATTTAGCAATAATCCAAACATAACATTGGATATAGTACAAGATAATCCGGATAAACCATGGAAATGGTATGGTTTAAGTAGTAATCCTAATATACTATTATCTGTTGATGATTTATGTAATATTGTTAAGAAATGTTATTCTGCTAAAATTATACAAAGAAGATGGAAACATGTTATAACGAATCCTGAATATTTAATGTGTAAACGAAGACTATTATACGAATATAATAGTCTAGATATATAGAAAAAAGAAGGATGAAAAATTGATTTTAAGACGAATTTAATTTTCTGAACATCATGAAGATGCAATACTATATTGATGAGCATATAAAACAGAGAATCAATCTTCTTTCTGATAAATTAGATTGGAGTTGTTTAAGTATGAATCCTAACTTAAAATGGGATATAGTAAAAAATAATCTTGATAAAAAATGGAATTGGTATGCTTTAAGTGTTAATCCTAATATAACATGGAATATTATTGAAACAAATATAGATTTACCATGGGATTGGTCTTGGTTGAGTATTAATCCTAATATAACATGGGATATTGTAAAAGATAATCTTGATAAAAAATGGAATTGGTCTGTTTTAAGTAAAAATCCTAATATAACATGGGATATAGTCAAAGATAATTTAGATAAACCATGGGATTGGTATTTTTTAAGTCATAATCCCAATATAACATGGGATATAGTCAAAGATAATTTAGATAAACCATGGAATTGGTCATATTTAAGTTCAAATCCAAACATAACATGGGATATCATAAAAGATAATCCTAAAAAACCATGGGACTGGTACGAATTAAGTATAAATCCTAACATAACATTTGAAATTATAAAAACAAATCATAATAAACCATGGAGTTGGTATGCTTTAAGTTCTCATCATAAAATTACATGGGATATAGTAAAAGACAATCCTATAAAACCATGGGATTGGTCAAGTTTAAGTAGAAATCCTAATATAACATGGGATATAGTACGAGATAACCCTGATAAACCATGGGATTGGTTGAATTTAACTATGAATCATAACATAAGTTGGGATATAATTAAGGATAATGCTAACAAACCATGGGGTTTGTCTTATTTAAGTATGAATCTTAATATAACGTGGGATATTATTAAGGATAACTCTAATAAAAAATGGTATTGGCGTTCTTTAAGCAAAAATCCTAATATATTACTGTCTACTAATGATATAAGCAATATTATTAAACAATATCATTCTGCTAAAGTGATACAAAGAATATGGAGACGTGTTATATCAAACCCAGAGTATATGATATGTAAACGAAGATTGTTATACGAATACACTACTATGGATACTTCGTTATGAATATAAAATTTGATTTTAAGTACTTAAATACAATTTTTATATTATTCTTATGAAATTAATCTATTAGATTAGTTTCAATTTAGTTTTGAGACATTTAATTTAACACTGTCTTACTCTGAGTTCAAGATTTCAAAGGGTGTTTTCTTCTAAATACTTATTACTTAAAGATTATCCTTTATAATAGGATAACTATGGATAACGCATGTCATAAATACTTACAGATGTTACTTATGACTGGCTATCATAAAAGAACTATACCTGATATATTTACACATGATGTTCAAAGACTGAGTCAAATATGTAATAAAACAAATGCTGAACATACATTAGATTATATAAACAAAAATCACTTTAGCACAAACAGATACTTTGATTTAATTCAACTTCGTAATAGAATGAAAAATGACATTTCATTAAATTTGAATTTTGTTAGTTGTTGAAATTAAATTAGTTTATTTTGGATGTACCAGAATTCATTATGATTATAAAAATTTGATTTTGAAAACTTTAGTATATTTTTTTATAATTTTTCAAGATGCAAAAAGCTATTGATGAACATGTAAAAATTATCTTTCTGATAAATTAGATTGGAGTTGTTTAAGTGAAAATCCTAAGTTAACATGGGATATTGTAAAAGATAATCCTGATAAACCATGGAGTTGGTATTCTTTAAGCAGAAATCCTAGTATAACATGGAATTTAGTACAAGATAACTTGGATAAACCATGGGATTGGTATAATTGAGTAGAAACCAAAATATCACATATAATAATGTAATTTGTAATCAAGATAAACCATGGAATTGGTCGAATTTAAGTTCAAACCCTAGTATGCTATTATGTCATAATGAATTGTGTAATATTATTAAAGAATATCATTCTATATCTGTGATACAAAGAATATGGAAACATGTTATATCAAACCCAGAGTATATGATGTGTAAACGAAGATTGTTACACGAATACAATACTATGGATACATAATTATGAATATAAAAATTGATTTTATATACTTTGCCACTTTTTTATTATATTTCAAGATGCAGAAATCCGTTAATCAGTATTTACAAGAGAGAATAAAGATATTATCTGATAATTTGAATTGGTATGCTATAAGTTATAATAAAAATATAACATGGGATATTGTGAAAAGTTATATTGATAAACAATGGAATTGGACTGGCTTAAGTGCAAATCCTAATATAACTTGGAATATTGTGAAGGATAATCTTGATAAACCATGGAACTGGTATGGTTTGAGTTATAATCCTAATATAACATGGGATATTGTAAAAGATAATCCAGATAAACCATGGGATTGGTATGGGATTAGTAGAAACCATACCATAACTTGGGATATAATAAACAATAACCTAGATAAACCATGGGATT